GAACTATGGTATAATATACATACAAGATCAAAAAGATAAGGAAACTCAATGATTAAACACAAAAGCACTCTCGCTAAACTCTTAGCTAAAGAAAACATTACAGTCCAATACGGCAACTACAAAACTGCCTGGTTCGATATCAAGAATAGAGTTCTTGGTTTACCACTTTGGAAAGACATGGGTAAAGACGTAAGTGATCTCTTAATAGGTCATGAAGTTGGACATGCATTGTTTACACCATACGCTGGCTGGCACGATAGCCCAGAAAAACTCGAAGGATGTCCTCGCACATATATCAATGTTGTAGAAGATGCAAGAATCGAAAGACACATCAAAGACGCATACGTAGGTCTTATTGCTCCAATGGCAAGAGGATACAAAAAGCTTTTTGATGATGGTTTCTTCGGTGAAGAGTTCCACGATATAGATTGGGACAAAGTTAAGCTTATCGATAAAATCAATTTAAAAGCTAAAGTTGGAGCTCATTTAGAAGTACCAATGAATGATGAAGAAATTGTATTTTATAAAAGATCAATGACAACAACAACCTTTGATGAAGTTCTTGATTTAGTAAGAGATATTCTTGCTTATACAAAAGAAAATCAAGAAGAGCTTATGACTCCACCTCCATCAAACAGCCAAGAAAAAAGCGAAGGTCAAGAAGAAGAAGATGATTTTGGACCAACTGGTCATGACGATCAAGACTTCGAAGAGACATTAGAAGAAGCTCTTGAAAGAATGGATAAAGAAGACAATACAGATTTAGAAACAGAAGAAGAGACAGACGCTGAAGGCGAAAGCGATAAATCAAATGAAGCTGATAAATCAGAAGACGAAGGCGAGAATCAAGGCAATGTCGAAGATCAAAAACACGATGAAGATATATCTAATACTGACGAAAACTTCAGAAGAAAAGAACATAAGCTTTTAGATGCAGATGAATCTGGAGAGCAGCTTATTATGGGTAACGAATTTAATAAAGACGTACGCAAAGCAATTGTAACTCCATACCAAGAGCTCAAAAAAGCAAGAGATAAAAAAATGGAAGACTATCCATCAGATGAATCTGACGGACTAAGTCCATCAACTGATGAGCTCAGAGTAGAATTTAAATCTTATATAAAAGAAGTTAAGAAAAACGTAAATTATGCAGTAAGAGAATTCGAAATGAGAAAAGCTGGATACAGATATACTCGAGCTCAAACAGCAAAAACAGGTTCAATTGATGTGAATAGACTATGGTCTTATAAAACAAATGACGATATCTTTGCACGAGTTACTAAACTTGCAGATTCTAAGAATCATGGAATGATGATGCTTATTGATTACTCTGGCTCTATGGCTCAATGTATGACGAATGTCATGGATCAACTCTTACACTTAGTTGTTTTCTGCAAAGCAGTTAACATTCCATTCGATGTTTATGGATTTACAAATTGTAATCCTACTCTTGGCCAAGGCTGGAGATATACAGAAATGGAAAGCTTTGTTGAAATTCCTCAAATTGAGTCAGAAGTTTATCATGGTAGCTTATCACTTGCACAAATTATTACTTCAACTTTAAAGAAAACAGACTACGAAGAAGCTCTCTTTCATATCTTTATGAGAAATAGACTTGCTAGGTTTGACTATGGATATTCTGAAAGAAGAATACTAGCACCACAAGAAGAATATGGTTCAACACCTCTTAATCAAGCTTTGATAGCTTCTCATAGAATTGTTGATCAATTCAAAAGAGCAAACAACATTGACAATATGAATTTCGTTGTTATCTCAGATGGAGATACAAACGGCTTAGACGTTGTTAAAAATCATACAAGAGATAACTATACAAGATACGCTAAGTACAAAGGTGGTATTATTAACATCATGAAGAAAAATGTAAAGTTAAGAGATTTAAGAAAGAAGGGTACAACTGATCTTTTAGAAAATCTTCAAAAAGAATTTGGCTTAACTACTATCGGATTCTTCTTAGCAGATTCAACTTACAACTTTAGATACAAAATTGAAGATTGCGATGAGGATGCTTATTGGGGTGACAATATGAAAAAGTATAATAGAGAGTATAGCAAAAACAAATGTGTTACATTTAACAATTCACTTGGCTATAACGAATTATATATTTTGAAATCTCAACGAATCGCAATTGATACTGACGAGTTTGCTGTAGCAGAAGATGCTTCAAAAGGACAAATCACAACAGCATTTAAAAAATTCAGTAAAGCTAAAAAGCTTAACAAAACCCTATTAACTAACTTTGGTAAGGTAGTTGCAGAATGATCAACACTTTTCTGTTAACTATTTTCAACTATTTCACCAAAAGTCGTTTACAAAGATACCAAACTATGGTATAATATAACTATAATAAGATAAGGAGAAAACTATATTATGAATAACTTGAATAAATCATCCCAGATTATTTTAAAAGAACTTGCCGTCAGATATCCTGACCAAACAAAGTTCAGAAAAAACATCATCGTCGATATCGGCGAATCACTTGGATACAGCGGGAAAGACTGGAATCCACTAATGCAAAAAGACAACAGAGTCAAGATTGGAACTTACGATCTTGCTGGTCTTATTGAACCACTAAGAAAAGAAATTATGTCTACCTCAGTGGTTGACACAATTCCACCACAAGCTGCTCAAATGCAGTCAATCGTTAACGAAGAAAGAACCTTCGCAAAAGTAGACAATACTTTTATTCCTTGGGGAGCATACACTGACATCGTAAAGATTGTCAAGTCAAATATGTTCTACCCAACATATATCTCTGGTCTCTCAGGCAATGGTAAAACATTCATGGTAGAACAAGCTTGCGCTAAAATAGGCAAAGAGTTTATCAGAGTTCAAATCAATCCTGAAACAGATGAGGATGATTTGCTAGGTGGTTTTAGACTCATCAATGGAGAAACAGTTTTCTCTAAAGGTCCAGTTCTTAAAGCGATGGAAAATGGAGCTATTCTTTTACTAGACGAAATCGATAGAGCAACAAACAAAATTATGTGCTTACAAGGAATCCTTGAAGGCAAACCAGTCCTAGTCAAAAAGACTGGAGAAATCGTAGAACCTGCACAAGGCTTCAACGTTATTGCAACAGCCAATACAAAAGGTAAAGGTTCAGAAGATGGTAGGTTCACAGCAGCTTCAATCATCGATGATGCTTTCCTTGAAAGGTTTACAATATCAGTTGACCAGCAGTTCCCATCTCTAAACGTAGAGAAAAAGATCGTTATTAAACACATGGAGAAATTTGATTGTGTAGACGAAGACTTCGCAGACAAGCTCGTAGTATGGGCTGACATTATCAGAAAAACATTCTATGATGATGGTGTTGATGAACTTATTTCAACTCGTAGGCTTTGCCACATCGTACAGACATACTCAATATTTGAGAAGAGAGACAAAGCAATTGATCTCTGTATCTCAAGGTTTGACATCGATACTAAAGAAGCTTTCCTTGATCTCTACAGCAAAGTAGACGCTGATGAGATTCAACAAGAAGCAGCAATTGATGAGAATGGAGATGCAGTTGATTTTTAAAAAGAAAGAAACAATAGACTATAAGTTTAACGAAGGAGCTCTCATAGCAGAGCTTCAAGCTTATATTGACAAAACTTATGGTGGCCATTATTCGAAGAATCAGTTTCAATCAACTGAATTCATCATTGATTGTGGTCATGGTATGGGATTTGCTTTAGGCAACGTACTTAAGTACGCTCAAAGATATGGCAAGAAAGAAGGACATAATAGAGCTGATCTTTTAAAGATTTTGCATTATACTATTATCGCTTTAGCTTGTCATGACAAGAATGAAAAATAATCGTTTACATTTAACGTAAACTATGATATAATATATTATTATGGAGAAAATATGAACTTATCAAACGACACCGTGAATGTGTTAAAAAACTTCGCAACAATTAATCCTAACTTGGTTTTCAAACCAGGACAAAAACTGAAAACAATTTCAGAGTCTAAAACTATTCTTGCTTCCGCAACGATCGTTGAAGACTTTCCAAAGGAGTTCGGAGTCTATGACTTAAACGAATTCTTATCTGTTCTCAGTCTTATCGAAAGTCCAACACTTGATTTCGAAGACAAAGCAGTATTAATAACAGGTGGTGGTCAAAAGATTAGATATTTCTTTTCTGAAAGCAGCATCTTAACCACACCTCAAAAAGATATTCAGATGCCTGATCCAGAACTTGGAGTCAATATCGAAGAAGATAAATTAAATCAAATTCGAAAAGCGGCTGCAGTTCTTGGACATACTGAATTAGCAATTACAGGTAACAATGGATTGATCATCGCATCAGTACTTGATACTAGAGATTCAACCTCAAACTTATTTGAAGTTGAATTGGATAAAGACAACTCATGTAAAAATGAGTTTAACTTCGTGGTAAGTATTCCTAACTTGAAGTTACTACCAGGAGATTACTTTGTAAGCATTAGCTCAAAGCTTATCTCTAACTGGACTAATAGTAACTACCCAGTGGATTACTTTATCGCTCTTGAGAAAAACTCAAGCTACAATGTATAAATATATTGTAGGAATGGAAGATGCTGCATGGGGCAGGTCTTCTTATTTTCGTAACTATGCATAGGAGAAAATTATGACAGAAGAAGTGAATACTACTGAAACTGAAGTAGTAACAGATACTACTGAAACTGAAGTAGCAACAGAAGAACCTCAGGTTCAATTGTCTCTTCAAGACATCTCTACAATGGTACAAATTATCGATATTTGTTCTAAAAGAGGTGGATTCGAAGGACCAGAACTTGAAGCAGTTGGAGGATTACGTAACAGAACAGTTGCTTTTCTAAACGCTGCGTCTAAAGGAGCTGAAAAAGCGCCTGAAGGTCAGATACCTGTTACTGAAGAAGCAGAAGCTGAATCAGAATAAAAAAACAGAGGAGTGAAAGTCTCCTCACATTATTATAGGATATATTATGAACACAAATGACAAAGCCAAACTGCTCGAGGCTTTACAAAAAGGGCAAGTTACAGTTACATTTAAAAAGATAGACACAGGCGATATACGTATCATGCCTTGTACTCTTAACAAAGACATTCTTAAAGAGAATGGAGTAACATCAGAAATCAACTATTCACCAAACAATGTGGAAGCATTTCCAGTTTGGTCAATGGATAAAAGCGCATGGAGATCTTTTAGACTCGATACTGTAGTCGGATGGGCAGTACTATGAGTCAAGAATTCCTATGGGTCGAAAAATACAGACCAAAGAAAGTAGAAGAATGCGTACTCTCACAAGATCTTACAAAGATCTTCTCAAATATTATAAGCAAAGGCGAGCTACAAAACATGATGTTTACTGGTACTGCAGGTACGGGTAAGACAACAGTCGCAAGAGCTCTTTGCAACGAACTTGATTTAGATTACATTATCATTAATGGATCTGAAGAATCAGGTATCGATACACTTAGAAACAAAATCAAACAATTCGCTTCGTCAGTTTCCTTATCGGGTGGCTACAAAGTAGTCATCCTTGACGAAGCGGATTACCTTAATCCACAGTCTACGCAACCAGCTTTGCGTGGATTCATTGAAGAGTTTAGTAACAACTGTAGGTTTATACTTACATGCAATTTTAAGAATCGCGTTATTGAACCACTGCATTCAAGATGTAGTGTCATTGAATTTGCTATGCCAAAGAAAGAAAGAGACGCATTGGCAGGTTTGTTCATGCAAAGAGTTCAGCAAATACTTCAAGTAGAAAGTATCAATTCAGATCCAGCAGTTCTTGCTGAGCTGATAATCAAATACTTTCCTGACTTTAGAAGAACACTTAACGAGCTTCAAAGATATTCAAACTTTGGTAAGATAGATAGTGGCATATTAGTTAACGCAACAGATATCAGTCTTGATACTCTGATGACTTCTCTTAAAATCAAAGACTTTAAGAAGATGAGACAATGGGTTGCAGATAATATTGACACTGAACCAGCATCGATGTTTCGTAAGATATACGACAATATGAATGACTTTGTAGAGCCTGGAAGTAT